CTGCTACTATTTTGCGAACCGGGATAACCACCTTCTAAGGCAACATGAGTGAGAACATTACTAGTATTTGATGTAATTTGACCATAGGCTCTCATACTCGTATCCATTGTATCTGTGCTTGAGTTATAACCAGCATTTGTCCTAACAACAGTACTTCCAACCCACTCATTAACTGTCCATGACTTTGCACTATCTTGCATTGATGTTCCTGGATTATTATTGGCAGTGCAATAACCAGTTACCCAATCAGTATGATAAGTATCTAATAAACCAGACCCACCAGTGTTCTCTTTAGACCCTCCAAATAATACATTTACTTTGGGGATAGCCCAATCAGAATTAAATATCATATCATCTGCGACTGTATTGGCATCTAAATCTATACCGGGTCGTGCAATCCTTAAAGCATAGTCATTCCCTGTGTAATTACCTAAAGTTAATCTAGTGTCAGAAGAGTTATCTTCCATTTGAATAATATTATTATTTAAATCAAAGAATGTATTTCCATCAGTAGATTCTATTTTACCAGTTTTAATTAATCCACCACTAATTTGTGTAGATACTGCTGGCTGTAGATTGCCTCCTGTCATATTTTGATGTTCACACTTAGGAGAAGTACCATTATAATAAATACTGCCAAGATATAACTCGGTTTGAGTACCAGTTTGCCAAATATATGTATCCCATGGAGTAGTGTAGTCACCATTTTGATATATATAACCAAAGGCTCCTCCTCCAGTTATAACTTGTATTACTAATCTATATTTAGCACCAACAACTAATGGGTCTGTGCTAGAACTATTAGATGGCATATATTCAGCATTAGTTGAGCCATAATCACCCGCATTTGTACCATATCTCCACATTATATCTAAGCCATATAAATAGATGCCATATATAAGATTCGTATGAGCCATCGATGTTTTATTAGCAAACCATCCAATCATTTCAGAATTATTATTAGTATCAACAGTTTTAATTTCAAAATCCCAATAAAAAGAAGGAGCGTGTTCTCTTTGAAATGAATTTGCCCATCTGATACCAGAGTCCCAATTACTATCATTGCTAGTATCGTGAAATCCAATACCTGTCGGAGTAGACACTTGTGTCGTATTTCCAATAATATCCCACACACCAGTATCTAATTCACTTGCTTTAAAGTCATCATGGGCTGTTGTAGATGTATCACCCGGGTCTGTAACAGTAATATTTCCAGAAATTTCAAGTCCACCAGCAGTTGTATATCTAAGAAATTCATCACTTTCATCACCTATAAGTATTTTACTCCCAGTATATTCTGCAAGAGGGGGGTCTGAATTAAGATTTGAGCCTATAAACAAGCCTCTCTTACCAGTATGAGTGCCTAATCTCATAACTTCTAAACCAGCACCCGTACTGAATTTTAAAGCACCATCTGAATGTATAAGCCAATCACCTGAATCATATTCAACATCTCCATCAATTCTCATTTGGTCGCCTTTTTTTGCCCAAAATCCATAGTCATCGGTAGCAAATTTTAGAACATACCATTTATCGCCCATACTAAACGACTGACCTATAGCATTATATGCTCCAGTACCAGCAATAGTAATGGTATTATAAGTATTAGCAGACACTAATCCACGAAGTCCCCCTGAGATAGAACCAGTATTAGTGCTTGCTATATAATATTGTAAACCAACAAGGGTGCCTGGATTAAAAGCATCTGCGTGTTCATCGCTAGTTATTGCACCTATTGTAATCGTACACACATCCGACAAGCCACTCACATTCGTTATCTCATTCCCTATTGAATTATTCTTTACAAGACCTCCTAAATAACCCATAGCAGTAAGAGTGCTATCGTCATCCTTCATTACCGCTATTCTCATATCAGTAGAATTCAATTCTATTCTAGCTTGGCTATCTACGTCTGATGCAAGTTTTGTATTAGTAAATTTCCATCCAGCTATATCTGCTCCATCTTCATTGACTTTAAATATAGAAGTTCCGTTTGTTTTAAATAACTCAAAACCTGCTTTAGTAGAACTAAGCATACCTGCTTTTAACAGAGTAGATGAATTCACTTTTAGTTGAAGTCTAGGCTCATCATCTGCATATAGACCTAGAGTATGACCTGTTGTAGTATTTGTTTTAGAAATAAAACTCGTATTCACAATCCATCCTGCTAATGAGGCTGTGTTTCCAGATATATTCATAAGAGTAGCACCAGAAGAATTATAATTAGCAAACCCAAAATTATTACCTGTGGATATTTGACCGAACTTTGCTCTTATGTTTCCATTATCATCTCTACAAATAATGTTATTCTCACCAAATTCAAATGTTACATTTGAACTTCCTAAAGAATCTTCATTGATAGTTATATTGGTTATCTTATCTACGGCAGTATCGCTATCTGTAGATGTTTCATGAACTCTCCCATCAATTCTTTCTCTAGTAGTAATCCTTTCACCATCAAAAACTCTTTGGACTTCTCCTTCATATAAATGTCGTGGAACCTTATCTATAGGAAGAGGTAGGCGACTATTATCCACAGTAACTGGGTCAAAGGTTACATCATCTTTATAATGTCTAGGCATTAAACACCCTCTTCACCTTGTCTTAATCGCTTAGGTCTATATTCTAATAAAACATTACTTATAGAAACACCACCTGCGCCTGAACTACGAAATTCTAATTGCATACTATCTGTTTCAATAACACTTGATGGAGTAAATATCTTAGTTACAAAATCATCATTAGCTGAACTTATACTCTTTGATTCTGCTAAAGTATCATTCATATACAATGCTATAACAGCCGATGCTTCATTCTTCATTGTAACTAATACTCTGTAAAATCTTTTCTTAACACCCGGTATCTTTAAAGTATCATCTCTTAATGTGAATTTACGAGGTATATAGGACGCAACTCCTCCTAAGTTATTAGACACTTTAAATGAACGATATTTTCCAGCAGCAACATCATGTACAAAATAACATAAACTACCATCTTGTTTATTATAAAAACCATTTGTTTTATTTCTAAGGTCAATTACGTGTCTTTGCCATCCTTGAAGTTCAAAATTGTAAGTCCACGTATTAGATAAACTAGTGTCATTACCATCTGACTTAGCAGTAGAAACAACTAATTTATTCACCTTAGTATCAAAACCTAATATATATATATCACCAGTTAAAAACGATTTCCATTCAGCCGTACCTATAGTACCAGATATTTCCTGAGGTTGCTTTCCTGAAAAAAGAAAACACCCATATGAATTAGCCCAAATGATACCATATCTTGTACCTATAACAGCAGATTGTGTGAGTACTCCATTGTTATCAATTTCCTGTTCTACTGCCCATCCCATTGGACTAGGATGAGAAACATTAATAACATATATCTTATTTCTTTTAAACGCCAACAAGCGACCTGCAAAACTCTTTAGTGCAATAAATTCATCTCCATCATTGATACCCAAGTCTATCCAATTAGTAGGTGGAACTACATCTGGTTTACCTCCCATACTATAGAATATTCTATCATGTAGTTGTGCAACCGAAGTGCCTCCATCTCCTATATAGTAATTACACCCAGAATAAAAAACCCTTCTACCAACTGCTTCTGCGTCTCCCCATCCATGTCCATTGTCTTGAAATGATACAGCTACTTCATCATTAACAACACCAGTAAACCCCTCATATGTTTCAATTGATGGACTTTTCATCTCTATTGCAGATGTTACGGTATATGCACCATCATCAGCCCTAGTCCAAACATTATCAAATCTATCAAATGTATTAGTTCTTATACCTCTCCTAAAATCAGCATCTAAAAACAATCTCCACCTTGAGCCTCCATTAGATTTCTTTATATAAACCCTACAACCAGTTTGTCTTAAAGGAAAATCAGCACCATCAGCAGTTGAAACAAAAATCTTAACGCCAGTAAAATATTGTCTTAAATTAAGTTCATAATCACTTACAAGAGACCCACTTTCATTTTCAATAAGCATAGACGTTATAGTACTTTCTTGATTGCCCTCGTATACATAACTCATTCCAAATTCATAGCTAGTAGATGACCATTGTCCGTCCTCTGAGTCTACTGATTGAGACAATATAATATTAGGGGGATGACCATAGGTATTAGGGTATTTATTACCAGTTACATTTACATAAACAACTCCATTGCCATTATTAGTTTGGTCTATATCACCCGAATTAGGAGCAATTAAAGCAGATGCTTCCTGAGTCCATACTTTATCTTTAACATTCCTATCATCGCCAGAACTGAATCTTGTTCTATCTATTATTCCAAACCATTGTGGTTTCATTGTTGCATCATGCTCTGGATTAGACATTCTTAAAGCACCTTCAAACCAAAAGAACGATGGTTTAACAGCAGCAGTAGAAGCAGATTCCATAACAATGCCACTATAAGTAGGAGTGCCTTCAATATCAGTTATCAAACCTACATCTCCATCGTTATTAGCAAAGAATAACATAGTATTACCAATAGATTTTGCTAACGCTGGGTCAGCGTAACTATAATCAGAGCGTACTACAATTTGACTATTTCCACTTATTACTGGAGCAATAGTTGTAGAATCATCGGGGTCTGTTACATTGAACTCTAAATCCGTTATATCTGCTCTATTTGCTAGTGTAAATATCTCGCCCGGGGTGTTAATATCCCACCCGTCACACTCTGCGAGAGCAGCAACGTCTATATCCGTATCATCAACTCTAGTATTTATGCCCCGTTCATACCGATTGTATTGAACAAAATTCTTGGGCATTTATTTCCCCTTGAATACGCCTTCCATTAAGTCGGTTACTACGTCTACAACTCTTTCAAAAAAGATTTGTTCTTTCTCTTCGGATACAAATGGAATGTCTATTTTCTCATTTATTTTTGTAGCTATTTCGTTAGCAAACTCATCAGACGCTAAAAAACCCATTGCTTCATCTTGCATTTTCTGAGCTTGTGCATCTGCTAAATCCATCAGCATTTTTTTAAAGTCCATTTTATGACTCCTTTATCTTTTTTGTTTTTAAATACAGGTAGTAAATTTGTGCTGAAAACATTACGCACATCAATACCCCCGATATAATATCTGTCCAATACACCAAACCCAAACTAGTACTTATACTTGTTACCTTTAAGCTGTCCATTATTATCTACCATTTATTCTTGATACCTGTCCTTTGACTTCCATCATTACATCAGACAAGCCGTTAATTTCTTTAGTTAAGTCCTCATGTCGCCTATCTCTGGTCTCATCAGAGCGGTTCCATCTGTCTAAGAATTTAAGTACAATCCCTTCAATGTTTTCAATGTTTTTAGACTGCCCTTCATTCTCTATTTTAAGATTTTGTATAGCATCAGCTTGTTGCTCTGCTCTCTTAGCATTTTGGTATACCATAAAGACAAACATTGCGCCTACAACGCCTATCATCCCAGCTTCTGCATATACTTGTAAAAATTGTTCCATTATTACTTCCTAGAGGTTAGTATGACTACCCATTTGCTCATTTAACATACTATTTGGTGATTGTAATCCCATTTACTTATTTTTCATTGCTAAATCAATATAAATTTTTAAATCAGATTTAATCTCTGCATTCCACTTTTTTAACTTGCCAAGTTCCTGCATAATTATATCCAATCTGTGTTGCAGGTTTTCATGTTTTTCATCAAATCTTTTTAGAGTATCTTCAACTTTTTCTTTTAAGATAAATCTTACTACACTATATAGAGCAAAAGCCAATCCAACACTGATTGCAACAGGGAATCCTAATTCTTGAATTAATGTTACAATATCAGAAGTCATTTCTTTTTTCTTTTACCCCAACTAAGTGGGTTAATATTAAATTCTTTTTCATAGAAGTTCACTTTCTCTTCTAATTGCTCTCTTTGTATCTTTTCTTCAGCCATATGCTTGTCAAGTAAGTCTTCAATTTTAACGTCAGCAGAGAGCATTTCATTCTCAAGTTGTCCCAACCTTGATTCGATACGCCAATAACCATAAACAAGCATGCCGACCAGAACAAGTAACTGCCCCAGCCATTTGAGGTTAATACTAACGATAGCATTATCATCAACCACAGTACCCTTGTAACTTCGAGCAGTCTCAGGTTTAGCCATTTAAACATACTATTTGGTGATTATAATCCCACATAAACATATTTTACAGGGATGTCATATGATGTTGAAATGTTATTCATACTATACCTTTAAATGTTTAGATACTTCTGTATCCCCACTATACATAGGGACTATTCTTGAAAGAAGTTCTGATTTAGTTTCACTTCCACCATAAACAACTCCACGTTTATCATAGAAGTCTTGTATTTCTGCTTTAGTATTTGAATCTGTAGGATAATCTGATTGTGTAGTAGCAACACCATTAATGATATGATGACCTCCTACTATCAACCTACCATGACCATCACCATGCTTCTTAGCACATTCATCAACAAAGTATTCTTCAAC